GTGGAAATATGGATTTTCATGGAAGTATCATCTATTATTCCAGTGTGTGGAAATGAATTTGATACGTATAGATTATTGTTCCGAATAGCTGGTGAGCGTGCTAGGAAAATTAAAATTCAGAACAATTATCTGTACGGTTTTGGAGTATTTTTGGCACTACCTGCCACACTCCTGATCTTCCGACAATTGTGGAACACTTGGGTGAAACCTAATTTTGATGAACAAGGGAATGTTGGAGGTATCCCTCAACCTATGGACAAGGAGAAGAAGACCTTTTATTATCATGATCCTTATTCTACTACACCTTGTGAGATCTCAGGCGCTTCACGATGTGCTCAGCAGGATGTATTGTTGACACAGCTGAAATCCAATACTGCTAGATTTGAGTTGAAATTTCCTAATATACAAAGAGGATGTTCAACTACAGCAGTTAATTTCCATGGATCATTATGGATGTTCAATCGCCATAGTGTGAAGGATGTTGTGGGTAGTGTTTCCGTTTTCTTGGATAGTACAGATCTCAATGTGTCTCGAAATATGAAGGACATTACATTTTCTGAGAGTGACATACAGTATGTGCCAGACTCAGATCTTGCAATTATTGAACTGAGATGCATGCCACCATCCAAGAGTTTACTGAATTATTTTCCTTTGGATGCCCAACTAGAGGGTGTTTACAAAGGGAAGTATGTCATGTGTTCCAAAAATGGAGAGAAAAGTGAATTGCAAGTGAACAACATACGAAAGGGTGTTTGCCCTGTTTTTGCTGTGCCCGCATATATTGGTACTTCTATTGTGCCAACATCAGTTGGAGATTGTGGTTCTATTTGCTGTGTTGAGGTTGGAAGTGCGAAAGTTCTTCTTGGATCACACACCAGTGGTTCTCCATCTGGTGGTGTTGTTTTTCAGCATATCTCACAGAAGATGTTAAAGGGTGTTATTTCCCATTTTACCCCTCAAGTATTAGAGGGTTCTTTGCCTATCTCCGCTCCTGGTTATGAGAGAAAACTTGTAGACCTTCACACTAAATCTTGTGTACGCTTTCTTGAAGAAGGATCTGCCAAAGTTTATGGTAGTTTTGCTGGATATCGGCCCAAACACAAATCTAAAGTAGTGCCTACATATATTTGTGATTATGCAGTTAAGCATGGTTACAGAGCAGACTTTGGAAAACCGTGTATGGACTGGCGACCATGGCATTTAGCTATTAAAGACATGACAACTCCTGTGCATTGTTATCAGAATGACAACATTAAGAGTTGTGAGGATGCTTTTTTCAGTGATATTGTCTCTCGATTGGGGGATAAGATCTCTTTGTTAGAGGTCTATTCAATGGATGTTGCCTTGAATGGAGCAGAGGGTGTTACATATGTTGACAAGCTCAACTGTAGTACAAGTGCTGGTAATCCTTTTAAGACAACTAAGAAAGCTTTTATTGAACAGATTGATGGCAAGATTGTGAAGGTAGATGATTTGATATTATCTAGAGTACGTGATATTGAGGCGTGCTACGACATTGGAACTAGGTATCATCCTCAGTTCTGTGGTCACTTGAAAGATGAACCGACACCACAGCGCAAGATAGATGCCGGCAAGACTAGGGTTTTCACCGGTGGTGAGTTCGCTTGGTCAATTGTTGTGCGTAAATATTTGTTGTCGCACATACGATTGATTCAAAACAATCCTTTTATTTTTGAGGCAATGCCTGGTGTTATTGCTCAGTCTACGGAATGGTGTGATTTGTATAAATATATCACACATTTTGGAGAAGATAGGATTGTTGCTGGAGATTATGGCAAATTTGACAAAAGAATGGCCGCACCATTTATTTTATCAGCCTTTCGAATTTTGGAACGACTAGCAGAAAGGGCTGGATGGCCTGCACATGATTTACAGTATATTCGATGCATTGCTTATGACACAGCATTCCCATGTATTGATTTCAATGGAGATTT